TCCAATATCAAATATAGTTTGAGGCCCGTTTGCAATATATTCACTAGAAGATGGGTTTTGATTAAATAAAACGCTATAATTACTGGTCGTTGCACTAGTATTTGTTACTATACCAGATGCGCCCGATCCCAATGTTCCTTCATCAACAAATTCTATATGTTCCCCATCAGTATATCCAACACCGCCAGATTCTATATCAATCCTTTCCACTTTGCCTGTTGTTGTGTGATCTATCTCAGCCGCAAAACCAAATCCACTACCTTCTGTAGTAAGGTTATAATGAATTGGTTGGTTTCTGGAATAATCCGTACCCGCATTTGTAATATCAAATCCCACCACACATTCGTATAATTTTTCTTCGAAAGAAGTCCCATTGGTCTGAGAAACTATTATATCTTCTTGACTTTCGAAATCACCAAAAATATTTGTTAGGAAATATTCTCTAACATCATATTCTCCAACTTTAAAGTCATTATAATATTCAACAGTAGCAGTTGCTTCTGATATTTTTCCTGTTATTCTATATGGATTTTGTATTTCTGGATTCTCTAAAGTAACGGTATGTGGTATCGATCGGACAGATGTACTACTCTCCCAAATATTATTACTGGCTTTAAACAAATTATCTTTTGGATAATAAATTTCTATAGGTTCATTGAAAATAGCGCGGAATAAAAAATCATACGATTTTTCAGTACCCTTAGATTGGTAAAAATCTTTCATAAATTTTAAAAAATTTCTTTGATTTTCATATGTAGTTTTTTTGATACCAGTAGATTCGACTAATCTTTTGACGCCATCTTCTGTATCCGGCGTGGTTGATATGTCCAAATACGTTTTTATATAAAATCTAACTTTTACAATATCATTTACCACCAAAGTATCTGGGTCGCCAGAAGAATTGATAAATTTAATAATATTACTTTCTATGATATAATCTGTATTTTCGACCAGTTTTACATAATCACCTGTTGTTCCTGTACGACTTACAGCTGGTGGAGTTAAATTATCTATATAAGATTGTAACGTGGTTCCATCGCCACGGTCAGTTGAAGTTGCTGGATTTTTAAATACCACAATTTCATCGACAACAGATGTCGCATCAGTTTCGCCAAAATAATAAAAAGGATTAAAATAATTAAGTTTGAAAGATGTTGCAATTCCATCCATTAAAAATTCTTGGTCATACAAACTTTCTGTAGCAGACTCGGCTGTTTTCCCTAATTGGTTTGCGTTCACATTTTCAGAGTTTTTTTCTTCTATTCCTTTTATTTTTACAACATTCGGAAAGGATGGTGCAAGTTCATTTTTATACAAAGAAACAAACATTTCCAATGTCTCATCTATATCACCATATCCGGTCATATCACCTGTGACACCGGACGGATTATCTGACTGAGCCATCCACTCATAATACAACTCTAAAAATTTTACAAACCTAGAATAATCTTCATCCGAAGAAATGTAATCCGGTAATTGAGATTTTATATGATCTGCAATATTTGAAATATTAGTTTTATTCATTTTTAGTATCCACCGCTACTAGAACCACCACTAGATCCGCCGCTACTAGAACCACCACTAGATCCGGCGGCTGGAGAATCGGAATATGTTCTAGTTATAGTTGTTCCGCCAGTTGATGACGTGATTGACATAGCCGAATTATTATATGTGGTTGTAGTGTTTCTGGATACCACAACTCTTTGTGTTGATATATCATAATTTTCATTGAAATCATCTGTATCTTCTAGCATTATAATATTCAGTTCGTCAAAATCTAATAAAATAATTTGATTCCTTACTGGAAATATATCATTATTTAAAGGTTTGACGACCACTCCCAAAGTAGAAGACGCGCCGACAACACTTGTTATGGAAATATCAGGAATAGATATTGTTCCGGTTTCGTAATTTATTGTTCCAGAATATAACGGATTATAAACTTTTTCTCCGCTGAGGTCCATAGTATGAAATCTTATTTTACCCAAACCATCATCATCAAGATAATATGCATTTTCGTTACCAGTAATATAAAATGCTTTTGAATATAGAGTCGATGGAGCTAAAGCGTTATTAAACCGAAATATATAACTAGTGGCCGTGTCTAAAAATATTGGTTTCTCATTAATCATCAAAATTTCAGTCAAGTTGTTGGTTATAGATTCATCACTTTGGTCAATTTTGGCAAGAAATTGAGAATATCTAAAGTAACTATTAAAATCATTCAACATATTCATGTCATAATCTACAATAGATTTTTTAACAATTTCTTGCAATGTAGATTCATCCAACATTGTAGATTCGTTGTCATATTTTACTTGAGTCGAAATTTTTAATTTTATAAAATCAGGATCGACAATATCTGGTGTCAAAGTCAGTACAGAATAATTTTTTACCAAATCTTGTTTGATTGATTGCTTTTCTTGCGAAGAAACATAAAATCCAGAATTGGGTTTGATACTGATAAACACCTTTCCATATTCAGGCGGATCGGAGTCTTCGCCACCCCAGATATTTACAGATGATGCTTGTGGATAAATTTTAGGAATTATTGTCTGATAATCTCTAGCAGTCACAGCTCGATTCTGTCCCTCGAAAGTTTTTGGTGCATAAAATTTAATAGAATTTGTCGATTCTCTATCTGCTCCGCCATAACTTCTTCCAATTATTTGCAAGTTATCTTGAATATTTGCCGCTTTAATATTTTTATTTGAAGAAATAAGTCTCAAATTTCCCGTCATATCGTTTGCAATTGCGCCTTTAGTAACTAAATACTTCAGAGTAATTATATTTCCATTTTCAACAGATGTACCCAAGACGTTATCGCCAAAAACAATCTCATATTTTTCCTCATACGATTCCTGCAAGAAAAAGACTTTACTAATATCTGTCAATGACATTGTATCAGTAGATCTTTTGAATTCTATTAAATTGGTGTCGGCAACATTTGATTGAATAAACACTTTCAATGTGTCTGTATCTACATCAGAATTTGATATAAGAAATTTTTGATTTGGATCTGTAGTATCAACTATAAATTTTTCTTCGACATAAGTGCCTTGTATAACCTCTAAATCAAAAATTTCATATACATGTCTATATGAGCCATTTTGACGTAGTTCAGGATCGAAAGATCTCCTAACAGTTCGACTCACTTTAGGAATAAATTTATATTCTTCGTATGTCTGACTGTTACTTTTCGAAAACAAAAAAGTGTTGTCAATTTTTATACTACTAAAAACTGACGGGTCTTCATAGTCCGAAATAATTTCAAATGTGCATGATAGTGAGGCCTCAGATGCTCGTGCCGAAGATGGTGTATATCCTAATAACTTTGCTTTAGCTACAACATTGTCTCTCAACCTTGCAGTGTCCAAAAACATTTCATTGGAAATCATGTTGAGATAAAAAGAATTATAATAAGTATTATAGCTCAAAAGATCGGTAAGAGTTGATAATCCAGAGCCTTCAAAATCATAATCCTTGAACGTAGGATCACTTTTCATATATTCCTTTATACTACTTTTAATATTTGTAAAATCTAATTCGGAAATTTGAATATTTTTTGCCATCTATCTTACTCTTTTAATCCCTAAAGTGTATGTTAGTACCTCATAGACAGGCGGCACCGAATACTTAATGATAATATTTAGTTTATTTGAGTTACTATCTTCTTTCCAATCACCAAAACTTACATCTTCTACTACTATTCTTGGTTCATGTTTTTTTAACGATAATTTTATAATTTCTCTAATATTTATCTCGCCAGGCACGGATATTCTTTCAAAATCCGTCATCAGCTCAAATAATGTTTTTAATACATCTCCACCATAACTGGGCATAAACCTTCTTTCTAATTTAGAGGTCATCAATATATTAGTAATGCTCTGTTCTATAGCAGGAAATCGGACCCTATCGGGACGATCTATTTTCATCACCACATCATTACTAATGGGATTTTTCATAAATTTTAAATCGAAATCTCTGTTTGTTTCTGTTGCATATGCCATTTTAATTCCTTTATGGATTCAGATGAATTTGAGCGCCTTTGATTGTTGTATTGCCACCGCTTGTTGTGTCTATTTTTCCACCAACTTCTACGTTTACATTTCCACCTATTTTGACATTTACATCAGCATCTACCACAACATTTGCAGTACCCTTTACATGAATATTATTCTCTCCAAAAATGATTTCGTAATTGTCTTTTACTACCTTTACAACTCTAGTGCCGTCTGGATGTATTTCTTCAAAAGTTCCAGCTCTATGATAAGTATGTATTCTTTCAGCCCCTGGCGTATCGTCAAATTCTTGAATATGTCCCGATTCTGTGAATAGTGCTTTGTTATGCGGATATTTTGCTCCAAATGGATTGTCCGGTTCTTGAAACAAATCTGTAACATCTCTATCTGCAATTTTTTTCTCTACTGACGGTGGCTTTGGACTACTGCTACCGCCGCCGGATTGTTGAGGCGCTACAGAATAACCATCACTTGAAGATGGGGCCTCTGCCTCATATTTTGCGTTTTGAGTATTTCTTGAAGCATCTTGAAATTCATCTGGAGCAACTTCCCACATTACATCTCCATCTTTCAATTTTGATGAAGCCGGACCAGTTCCAGCGTCGCTAGATGTTCCGGATTTTACCGCTCTGTAAACTTTTTGTTCTATATATTTACCATCATCTTTGCTATTCAATAACCTTCGGGCATTTGCTTCGTGGCCACCCATCTGATTATTGACTTTATCTCTCACAGTTCCCTTTGCACCACCGTTGGCCGCATCAGATCTTCCATAGTATTTTTCACCAACACCACCAGCATTGATAGCAGAGTAAATTTCTAATCTACCCATACCATTTTTCACACCATGCGCCCGTAAAAATTTTACAACCGCGCCGTTGGGGCCAAGTTGCGTATCAATCGCGGTTTGTTCTGTACTAAAATCGACACCATATTGTTTTGCCTGTGGTTCTCCAAATTGTATTACACCTCTGTGTTGACCCCATGCTTCTGTCTCTGGTCCCATGCGTCTGGCGTCCCATCTACCACCCATCTCATAAGACATGACAGTACCGAAGTCTAATGCACTACACTGCATTGCAGCAGCAGCTGTAATGATGCCAGTCCTAAATGTATATGGTGGGAGACTCCCAATTTGATTTTCTTGCAATTGCGGAGAACGCACTAAGTCTCCCTCTGAATAATCTGTCCCATTTTTCCATTCGCTAACATCCAAACTAGGAGCTGCACCTTGATTTTCGCTAGATTTTGGTTCTGGTTTATCATAAGTGCCAGTGTTTCCGCTAGGACCTGATGTAGAAGGAGAATATTCTAAAGGAGTTCCTTCGACCGAAGATCCAGTACTTTTGGAATCTTGACTTCCTGTTTTTGGGTCTGGTACAATGCCATTTCTTTTTATTGGTACTGTGCCCCGTTCTCCTTTTGCCATGCTGAAGTGCATTGCATCCTTGACACTATTCCAATCGCCACCCCAACCAAGGCCATATTTTTTTGCAATCGCTGAAGTGTTTGACGGCATGTCACTTTCAAATGTTTTTTGGTATGGGTTTTCAGCGGGGTTGATATCTATCGCAACACCAGAGGCATGATAACTCCATTTTTTAGAACCTCTACTTTGTCTATGCACATATCCACCAAGACTATAAATGGTATATCCATCCGGATGATTCGGCGCTGGAGTTCTTTCGAATTCGTTTATAAAGTTTTGAAAATTCTTTGCATAGATAGACGCAACCCAAGTACTTTTGCCATTTTTAGATGTAATTTTTGAAAGGCGCTCTCTATTGTCTGCATCATTTGGACTACCGGATTGATCTGGACTAGCGCTATCATTTCCTTTATTGTGATTATCATTTGATGCACTTGCACCACTTTCACTTGTCCCAACTCCTGCTCCAGTTGCTAGAGGGTTTACATCACTCTGATTAACAACCGTACCACCTTCGACATTCGCAGTTCCTTCAGCAGGATAAGAACCATCGGGGGATTTTAGAGAATCGGCATTCGGTTTTCCATAAATTGTGCCCCACACAATAGGATCTTGAGCATTCATTCCATCTCTGAAAAATCCCATAACCCAGGCCCCCGGCAAAGCGCCTGTAGGTGATTGTCCGACACCGCCGATTGCAGCGCTGGTTATGGGCATAATTGGTGGAGCCCAAGGTAATTTATCTGTTGGAATTTTGGACTTATCATCACTATGAAATCCAAAAATACGGACACGGACTCGGCCCAATGCCTCTGGATCATTGACATCTTCGACAACACCCTGCCACCAGACCAATCCTTCAGTACCAGTAAAAAGATTCATTTACCACCGCCCCCTGTCAATGTTGGTTTTTTCGATGGTAAAACATCATTGAAACTATCCTTGACTAATTCTAAATCTGTGGTGTACTGATCGCCAGATAGTTTATGTCTAATTCCTGTTATCAAATATTTTCCACTGTAATATTTATCTTTCCATTCTTCTCCCATATCGACTCTGGTAAATAATGGTAGAGTCAGATTTACGGTGTCACCCACTACCAAGTCGCTGTCGCCATATACGGACATTTCGCACTTAATATTATTCATAAGATTTGTATAAAACAATCTTTGTCTAAAAATTTTCTCTTGATTATACATTGGCCGACCTTCTTTGATTTCCACTTCTGGTACTATAAATCGTACTGAAGTATCATCATCGACTTTCATATATTGTTTTCCTTTTCCAGAAACATCGAAAATTGGACCTGATGTGTTTTTATTGTCTTTGTCATAATTCAAGTATTTGTATTCTTCATGATCTTCCCACATACTATGTTCGAGATCATTTTTGGTTCTTGTAATCATATCAACAGTAGAAACTTTTGAAGCAAAAACACCATTTGTAATATTATCCAAAACCGAAAAATTAGAAAGAAACTTATAAGTGATCGCCTTTTTATTTTCTACATTTGTGTCAACCAAATCCTTTCCATCAACACCAGCATTTTTATAAGAACCAAGACTAAATTCATTTTTTGGTTCTTCTTCTACCAACATTTCCATAGGTTTCATCACATATTTTTTACTGGTTTCGTAAAACATATAAGATGAGCTTTTATATTCTTCATGAAAAGCTTTTCCACACAAAAAAGAAATTGCTTTCATAGGTGTCATATTAGGAATCACAACCCCAAGTTCTTCATCATACTTGTCTTCGCTTGCTTCAAATTCAAATGTTTTTTTAGATTCCAATCTATCAAAACATTTTTCCGCAATTTCTGTGGCACTACCTTCAAAATATTCAGATATTCTTTTTTCAAAATTGGTAATCATATCTACAGAAACCAATTCCAAATTATAAGTTTGCGTACTGACATTGCTTTCTAAATCTGTAATTTTATTGACGATCATCTCAAGTTCTGTAAATTCTGTCAGTCCTTGAGTCACAAAAGATATATTCACCTTTTCCTGTCCTATAATGGGCAAAAAATTAAGAATCCCGCTAGCATCTTCCAAAGTCAGTTGCGCTGTTATGGAAGGAGAAAATAAGTCCTCATAAATATTAAGAGATTTATAAGAACCAAAGACATCCAATTCAAAATCGTTATGGGAAACTATAGTCATTTTTTTTATTTCACACAACCCATATGTTTGATTAACACCCATTATGCAACAGTCCCTTCCCAATGTTCTAGAAATTTGCCCAATAGTTGTTTTTTCATAATTCTTATAGTTCTATTTTTTTCGTTTTTCTCTTCTTCATATTCATGTTTGGACTGCATAATATATAAATTTTTCTTTTCTGCGTCCAACATAGAATATGTAGCTGCAGTTATAACGTGATTGTTTATTTTATGAGTAAATTTGTGCGGAGTTTGCATTGCAGTAAGTATACCCAATTCAGTTTCATATGCATCACTTGATATCGGATTTAATAAATTCCAGCCCTTAAGAAAGTTAGTTTGGTTAGGTTCTGTATCCATTCCATTCCAGACATAAAAATTATCTTCGATTTTTACTACTTTGCCCATTACTCGGCCATTTAAATTTTGTAATGCGTTACTATCACTTTGACTGACGTATGGAACATCTTCAATATTTCTAATTCTAATCATATTAGACATATTTCTATTATTATCATCATCAAAAGGTCGAGTCCGATCAGATGAGTAATATAATAAATCTGGAGCATCATTAGGAACTTTGAAGGTTATATGAGTAGATCCAAAAAAATCCTTTTCTGTTATTCCATTAGTATACATGCCGATGTAATAGTTCGGTTTCCAATAATTTTTTCCATCATCTGTAGTCAAATAAAAAGTATCAGCGGGGGAAAAATTTATTTTAAATTTATATGTGCCGCCACGAAATAATACAAGTTCGGGATCTATAAGATTATTAATTAAAAAATGACTGGATTTTTCTGGCTCATTCCAATTGTTACATGATATATTAAATTCGGCTGGACTAGGTGTTGGTGGACCAATTGATGCCAAAGGGGCCCAATTTCGAGTTATACTATCCCACTTGACGCCTCTATCAATACTTTCGTCATAAACAATCTGTCCATTATAATGCCCAAATGAAGTGTTTCCATTTTTGGGCAACAAAGGCGCTGGGATCATACGTTTTAATTCCAAAACATTTTTCGGAATGTATTTTTTAGAGATATACTCCTTCAGCATTAATTCAGACTTGGGAAATTCTTCATAAATGTCCAATAAGTTATTATACATCAAAATAACCCAACTATATTTCGCATCGCCATAATATTGCGAAGATATGCTTTCTAATGTCTGGCCAGATGATATGGTATGTACTAAATAATTATTTGGATCGTCTTTATAAGAGTCTAAAATATACGCAAATCTAAAAATGTTTTTAGATTCTACTGGGCGTTGATCGAGTCTTATATCATATTTAATATTTGAAATTTTATTAAACATTTTTAATATCCCTCTGCAGCATCGCGGGTCGATACGACTTGTACTTCTTGGAATGTTAATGTGAGATTTATTAGTGCTGGAGCAGGGTCCTCGCCCTTATCACTCTGAAACATTGCAAACTGTCCATTACCACCATATGATACATCACACCCCGTACATACCGATGGTTTTATCTTATTAAGATATTCAGTAGGTTTTCCATCTATCATGTATTCTATACTAAACCAATTCGGAGGGTTGAAAGTATTTCCATTTCCTCTAATTTCGGGTAACATCTGAATCCTAAAAAATTTAATTATTTTTCTCAACATATCTGATTCTTCCCAAGATTTGGGCAAAAATTCGTATGCATAACTAAAAGTCCTAAACTCTACTCCCTCAAATAAAACATGTCGGTTTGCAGCACCAACACCAGCGCCCTGTGTCTGGGCAAGAGTCGCGCCAGTATCACCCAATTGTTGACCACCTTGGCCAAGGATCTGCGCGGAGAGATTTGTAAGTACATCCATGTTATTCTCATCTCCATCACTTGAGAGATTCCCTATCGTACCCGCCAAACTTCCGCCGTCTGTATTTCTATATCCTACCTGAGAATTTACTGTAAGATTTTCTGGGATATATAACTGGATAGTTCCTTCCGGTTCTCCGCCCTGTGATTGCGAACCTACAGTTTCCATCTTTGTATATCCCGCAACGTCATTCGAATAAGCAGTAAATATAATATAATCACGAACATTATCAGAACCCATATCGCCCGGATATGCACCGGCGAAAGGTCTTTCCATATCACTAGCCTGAACTGTATCTTCACCGCCAGTTCTTGCCACCTGTTGAGTTATCGCCCCGCTAGCGTCAAGAGCTGCTTGTTTTATTGATTCTCGAGCTCTTCCGGTTGCATCAGCAATTGCAAGAGCTTCTTGCAATTTTTCTTGGGTTTTACCCTCTAACAACTTTGCCTGTGCCGCGAGACTTTCCTCTGTGACAGGGATACCCGATTTCTCAAGAATAAGTTGAGGTGTAATCTCTGGTATCTCTGGTATCTCCGGTATAGAAATATCTGGTATATCTGGTATAGCAATATTATTAGCATCGAACGAATTGGTGACCTGAGATATATTAAAATTCCCAAATGGCAAATTAAACATCAGTAAAGACTCCTAAATAGTTAAATATATTTATAAGGTTTTTTTAGACACGATGCGGAGATTTACATATAAAGGAAAATATAATCCTATTAACACACATAAATATGTGGGAAATGCTAAAAATGTGACCTATAGGTCTATGTGGGAGCGCAGATTTATGAAATATTGCGACATGAATACAAATGTGTTGCAATGGTCCAGCGAAGAATTAGTTATACCATATATTTCGCCCGTTGACAATAGAAAACATCGGTATTATCCAGATTTTTTGTTGACAGTGAAAGACAAAGACGGCAATAAAAAAACAATGGTCATAGAAGTAAAACCAAAAAGAGAAACAAAAGCACCAAAAAAGAAATCAAGAGTCACCCCTAGATATTTACAAGAAATGAAAACATGGAGCGTCAATGAAGCAAAATGGAAATATGCGACAGAATTTTGTAAAGACAAAAATTGGGAATTTAGAATATTAACAGAAGATTTTAAGGCACTATTAAATGGCAGTTAATTTTACACCACTACTCAAAAGACTTGCGGCGAAAGGGATCAAACCCAATACGCCGGCAGCAAGAAATTGGTTTCGTAATAAAGTGAGAGATACAAGAGTAAATCGACAGAAGTTGATGTCGGCGTCTGACAGGTCGGAGGCGATGCCTAAAATTGGTTCTATGTATTGTTATGCTTATGATCCTAAACATAAGAAAACTTTACCCTATTATGATGAGTTTCCATTGATATTTGTGGTAGAGCCGGCGCCCGGCGGGTTTATTGGAATCAATTTACATTATGTGTCACCTAGAAATAGAATAATTATAATGGACAGTCTGAGTTTAATCACAACAAACAAAAAGTATGACAAATCAACAAAACTGGCAATGACTTACAATATATTAAAAAACTTGTCTAAATATAATATGATCAAACCATGTCTGAAAAGATATCTGTACGGACAAGTAAAATCAAATTTTGTAAAAATAGATTCAAACGAATGGGACATTGCAATATTTTTACCTGTTCAAAAATTCAGAAAGGCCGCTGCAAGCACAGTCTGGTCAGAAAGCGCAAGGAACAGTTAAATGGCAAATATGGATAAATTTATTGCAAATATAAAGTCGGGGGGATTGAGTAGGGCCAATAGATATGAACTATTGATAACCGCGCCGAGTATTTCAGCCTTAGGAAATTTTGCAAATAACGGCGGCGCCGAGCAACTAAGATATAGGTGTTCATCAGTAAGTTTACCTAGCAAATCTATCGCAACGTCAGAAACAAAAATATATGGACCAGTAAGATTAGCACCCTATCAAATCACATACGATCAACTTTCTTTCAGTGTATATCTTAGCGATGACTTTAGAGAAAGACAATATTTTGAAGATTGGATGCATTATGTAATTGATTACGATACACATAGAATTAGATATTACAAAGAATATTCTGCTAGTGATATGCAATTATTAGTAATGGATGAAACAAACAAAGTTACAAATACATATGTATTCGAAGAGTCATATCCTCTATCTGTTGGCGAAGTCAGCATGTCGTACTCAAATGAAGAGCCTGCAACATGTGACATATCAATGACATATAGAAAATACATATCGAAAACATCATACACAGAATCAGGCGGAGGAAGAGAAAAAAGAAAAAAATTAGAAAAATTCAATGAATACCTAGATTCTGGAGCTCTCAGATAATATCAACTAAATATACGAATTGAAATGAAATGGAAAAATAATGTTACCTAGAATTGACACAC